GGTGCCAACCTGTCCGGTGCCAACCTGTACGGTGCCAACCTGTCCGGTGCCGACCTGTCCCGTGCCAACCTGTCCGGTGCCAACCTGTCCGGTGCCAACCTGTCCGGTGCCGACCTGTCCCGTGCCAACCTGTCCGGTGCCAAACTGTCCGGTGCCAAACTGTACGGTGCCGACCTGTCCCGTGCCAACCTGTACGGTGCCAACCTGTACAGTGCCGACCTATCCCGTGCCAACCTGTACGGTGCCAACCTGTCCGGTGCCAACCTGTACGGTGCCAACCTGTCCGGTGCCGACCTGTGCGGTTTTTCAAAGGCCCAGCGCATTGACTTTGCTGCACGCGGCGCGCTGTTTGTAGACGTAGAAACAGAATAAATGACCATCAACGTAAAAACACTAGAGAGTAACCAATGAGCGAAAAAATTCCACCGTGCCCGAAGTGTGAGCGCTCTAATAATCACACATACGGGTGCATTTGTGCTTTACAAGAATACTATACAGATGCTGCGTGGCGTTATGTTTGCAGAATGGAATTAGGCCGCGCCCTTTCCGAGACTCACGGCATCCACACCCTAGCCGAGCTGGACAAGCGACTGGCACCTGCATACCTGCTTGACGGTGAAGGCAACGTGCTAGGTACTGTACGTGTGGCACCCGTCATAGAAATACTATCTCGGCTCGACCAGTATGGGAACAGCATAGACCCAAAACACATGGTCGCATCTTTGCGGCTACTATTAGGAATAGGTTAGATATGAATGACAAAATACAACCGTGTCCAAAATGCAACGCACTCAATCCCTACTGTGAGCACATAGGCGATGCAGTACAGTCGTGGCAATTTGCGTATGAGGAAGGCACGGAGCGAGATTTGGCGGTGTCACTGATATTAGGTAATTCCGTTCGTGCTGTGGGTGTCACAAACATCGCAGACTTGACCGCCCGTCTGGCACCTGACCCCCGGGTGGCGGTGCTATCTAGCGTAGCTAGTGAGATTCTGACACACGCAATGTCCGACTGTAAGCACTGCCGAGTATCGTTTGAGACTCACGGGTGCTGCTGTTTGCCACACAATTTACTGCAAAACAAACTGATCGCCGCCGAGCGCGGTGTATGACCATCAACGTAAAAACACTAGAGAGTAACCAATGAGCGAAACAAAATGCCGCCATCCTATGAAAAAGCGTTTGTGGGAACAGATACACGGGATGCGGTTGATTCATCTTGACCGCGAAACAAAGCGCATGTTTTATCAGACAGAGTGTGGAATTTGCAAGAAATACATCAAGGTAACAGCCAAACCTAAGGACGCAGTATGACCCAAGAGAATCACCCCACCATGGAACAGATAGCGAAGCACCACCTAGAACAATCGGATGCGTGGCGATTCACTTCCAAGCACCCAATGGAAGACGACCGGCGTAAGGTATGCCAAGACAAGGCCGAGTGGCACCTCCGGGCTGCTGATGAGATTTTGACCCACACACCTAAGGCGGCGGTATGAGCGCAGTTGTATGTACAAAATGTGGTGCATTGACCGTAGCGCAATGTCAGTGCGTACAATGGGTAGGTATTGCACCAGGCAACATCTACGAGCAGCAACATCCTGAGAATATAATCGCAACGCTGACTGAAGAGAACGCCCGCCTGCGTCTTGCTCTAACCGATGCGCGGGCGCAAATGAAGCGGGACGTGCTGGCGCTGCTGGATTATAAATATAGTAGTAGCGAACTGAGTATCGTACAAGGGCAAGCAATACGCCGCGAACGAAAGCGCCTACGCGCCGCAATCGAGGCACTATGAGAACGATCACATACCAACAGTGGGCATCATTGCCTATCGGCCAACGCTTTATGGCGCGATGGGGAACCGAGCCATTGATTGAGTACACGAAGTACGATCAATGGAGCGCAGAGGATTCCACCGGGGCTGATGGGCTGTTTCACGTAGAGTTTGAATGGTGCCCAGAAGGGTGGCACGATGTACACGTAACGGACGCACAGGAGGCCCTATGACCATCACCATCACCGACCCCTACGCTGTACTATACACCGGCATTGGGATAGCCCTTGCGGGTCTCGGCGTGTTCCTATTCGTCTGTGCCGCAATCGCAACGCACGAGATTTGGATTGTAGAGCGGGAGTACAAAGCCAATGCAAAGCACTAGACGCACCGCACGCGAAACAAAACGGGCCGCACGCGCTCTGATGGATGGCAGTATGACCAAAAAGCAACGGGTTAGGTCGGCCGCAGAGCTGGCCCGCGACAAGGCCAATTCCAAGGCACTACGCGCTCAGTATGCCCAATCCCAAGCCGAGGCCCGCCGAGTAGAGGCAGCGCGCAGCCTAGAGGCCACAGAATCGGTCCTAGCGCAGATCGCCCTGGCCCCTGACTACCGCCCCGGCGTAGAAGCGATGCGCGCCAGGATCGCCAAGGAATGCGGCAAACTACAGCCGTACACACACAAACAAGGATGGACGCTGTGATAACCTACTACACCTACCCCGGCGGCTTTTGGTTTCGTGTGTTCGGGTATGGGTTTAGCATAGTTGACCGATCTAGGTATGCACCGCTATTTTCAGAGCGATACGGGTATACGAAGGTACTATTCATAGGCAAGTACGCAATCACAGCGCTGGGTAGGAGAGGGTGGACGCTGTGACACTCGGCGCACCTTACCCGTATTTTGGCGGGAAGTCTGGCGCGGCTGAATTGATATGGTCGCTCCTAGGCGATGTGGACAACTATGTAGAGCCGTTCGCGGGTAGTCTGGCTGCGCTATTGTTGCGGCCTAATCCCGGCGGGGTTGAAACCGTGAATGATTGGGACGCTAATATTTGCAACTTTTGGCGGGCTATTGCTGCTGATCCTGATGCCGTAGCGCATCACGCCGACTGGCCCGTAAACGAAACCGACCTGCATGCCCGTCATTCGTGGCTAGTCCGTAACGGTGACACGGTACGCGCTGGGCTTGATGATCCAGAATGGTACGACCCGAAGGCAGCTGGCTGGTGGGTGTGGGGCGCGTGTAACTGGATCGGTAGTGGCTGGTGTTCAGGTAATGGCCCGTGGGTATGGGACGGCTCAAACATAGTAGACCGCCGCCAGCTCCCGCACCTGAGCGCCGGGAGGGGCATCAACCGCCAGCTCCCGCACCTGAGCGCCGGGAGGGGCATCAACCGCCAGCTCCCGCACCTGAGCGCCGGGATGGGCATCAACCGCCAGCTCCCGCACCTGAGCGCCGGGAGGGGCATCAACCGCCAGCTCCCGCACCTTGGGGACGCTGGGAGGGGCGCTGCAATTGCTCAATGGTTCAATGGCCTATCAGAGCGCCTGCGAGATGTACGGGTGTGCTGTGGAGACTGGACTAGGGCACTAACTGACAGTGTAACGGTACGGCACGGCCTAACCGGGGTACTCTTAGACCCGCCCTATGATAAGGGCAATATGGATTATGGCGCGGGCGGTATGGGCCAAGAAATAAGCACCGCAGTCCGTGAATGGTGTATCGCTAACGGTAGCCGCGATCAAATCCGCATTGTGCTGTGCGGGCACGCTGGGGAACATGACGCACTACTCAATCACGGCTGGGCAATCCACAAATGGAAGGCCCGCAAGGGGTACGCCCTTACAAATGAAGCCATAGAAAATAGCACCAGTGAGACTATCTGGGCCAGCCCTAACTGCTTAGGCGGTGCAAACGATATGCCGCTATTCGCCCCCCTTGACAAATCCCCCCACTTGTCGTAATATGACTGTATCCGCGAAACCAATCGCAAAGGTATAAATCGAATGAATACACTAATAGTTATCGGAGTACTGCTAATGCTTGCGGCTGTGGTAGTTATGTACTACAAATGGCGGCTAGAGGTTGACGTAAATTCTACGCTTGTTAGTGACCTAGAAAACACGCAGCGTGCCCGTGATATAGTGCGCGCCGAAAACGAGCGACTTCGCAACGACCTCCACGCCGCGATCAACGCCCGCAAGGCTAAGAGCCGGGGAAAGCTGGGGCGGCTACGCGAGGCGGTAGAGTCCGCTATTGCAGCGCTAGAACCAGAACTAGCAGACTCGGACATTCTTATTGATGTGCACAATAATCTACGTGACGCACTCGACAGCGAGGCCCCCAATGCGTGAAACATCCATAGCAGCCCACGACAGCATCAAGCACCGCAAGGCCCTGGACCGCTCGCGTATCTTGGCAGCGATCAAACGCCGCCCGTCCACCTGTGACGAACTGGAAACCAAACTAGGTATGTCGCACCAGACCTGTAGCGCCCGCATAAGCGAAATGCACAGCGGCAGGCACCCTACGATCAAGCGTAGCGGCAAGAAGCGCCGTACCCGCAGCGGGCGCCCTGCTAACGTGATGGTGGCGATATGACCCGCTGCACCTGCCACCGTGGCCTGCCGTACTCTGGCCAGCCCTGCGACTACTGCCTGAGTGACGGGCCAGACCCTGACGCGCCTGTGGTGGACACAACGCCGGATGAGTGGGATAACGCCGATGACTAGGATAATATGCGCAGTTCTAAATACAGTGCAGGCTCTTCTATTCGGCTTTTTGTTCTACGTTATTCTGCACGGTATTGTCCCGCTTCAAGAACCGAACCTAGAGGTGTGGGTAACTGGGGCCGTAGTTGCTTTGCTAGAGTACCAAGGCAGGGAAAAGTGACTGAGCGCACCATAGTAGCTGACGAGGTGACGTGCCCGAAGTGCTTCAGCAAAAACGTAAAAACAACGGGAAAATTCCAAGATCCAGGTAGCCCAATAATGTATATAGCTAGGTGCAATAAAGGGCATAAGCTGGCGTACTCATATTGCAGCAAGATCGTAGCATGGGCATCGGAATCCACGGAGGTACAGAGTGAGCAATAGCAAGGTACTGACAGCGCGGGCGTGGTGCTTCAAGTATGACGGGGCGCTACACCCAATGGAAATAACTCCTGAGTGGATCAGCCCAAAGCAGGTGCCAGTCACGATCATAGAGGCGTACCCTGTTGAGGATGTATTGGCTGGCCTCGACCTGCTGGCGAAGAGCCGGGAGGTGTGCATACATGAGCGGTGGGACTCGAAGGAAACAGGGCCGACATATACATTCGTTACTGACTGCGGCAAAGTGTATGACGCGAAAGAAATCTACACAAAATGTGCGTGTGGCTCCGGTGTAAAGGCTGGCCCTCGTGTATAAAATCCAAGAGCTAAAACACGTAGACACCAAGGCTGGGAAGGTATCAAAACTACCTCGATGGGTTGATGTAGCCGAATGTCCTACAGCCAAAGCGGCCTACCAATATATTCGCAACAGATCGTGGCTCAAACTGCGCCGCGTGTCGGTGGGAGGGTGAGGGTATGATAGCCTGCCTATTTGTAGAACCAAACGGCGTATACTCTACAATGCCAAATACCGACCTTTGGGGGCTCGATCGAGACGCACGAAAATACGCTGGTTCATACCCGGTTGTGGCGCATCCACCCTGCCAATTATGGGGCAATTTTGCGCCTATAAATTACAAACGGTGGGGCGGCGATCACAATAAACCCGGCAATGATGGCGGGTGCTTTGTTGCCGCGCTGCGCTGCGTACAGACGTGTGGTGGCGTATTGGAACATCCCTACAAAAGCAAAGCCTTTACCGCGCACGGCATACAAGAGCCAAACGGCATAGGTTGGTGCAAATACGATGGATACTACGTTTGCGAGGTATGGCAGTCGGCGTACGGGCATAAAGCCCGAAAGCGAACGTGGCTATATTACTGTGGGCCAAAGCCGTTTGATCTACGCTGGGACCGCCCAATTGGCACGCACCAGATCGGCGGAGCAGACCAACGCGGCAAACATCGAAACAAGCCTACAGTGTCAAAGAAAGAAGCACTATCAACCCCACAACTATTTGCTGGCGAATTATTGAAACTTGCAGCATTATCAAATCGGAGCCCCCAATGACTAACCCCACCCCTCCCTGCCCGAAGTGCGGGGTAGTGCCACCGTGGAACAACGCACAAATAGGCGAACTGTCTATTGAGTGCAGATGTGAAAACGAGCATGGCACTTGCATGGACATTCCAGCGTGGCAGTGTGGGTGCAACCAAATACTAGGCCGCGCCCTCTCTGATAATCACGGCGTCCACACCCTAGCCGAGCTGGGCAAGCGTCTGGCACCTGACCCACGGGTGGCGGTGTGTGATAAGTTGGGTGTACTAAATTCGGAGGAGGTTGAAATACTAATTGACAGTTATCGAGAATGGTCAGAGTATCGGTCGTTGCATCCAAAACAGGCTGATTTATTACGCAATCTAAGTGACGCCGCCGAGCGCGGGGAGGGTGTATGATACAGAGATACAGTCACAAAGTGAATTTCGATGACTGCCCGTACTGGATGCCACAGGCCAAAGTTGAAAGCGTAGGTGATGCAGACGGCGAGTACATCAAGCTATCCGATGTGCTGGCGCTGCTGGACCTAGAGATACTACGTGCAACAACAATACGCGGAGATTATAAGGCTGGGTCGCAAAACTGGATTAGAGCCGATGCAAGAGTGCAACTATTGGACCGCCTGCGTGCGGAACTAGGAGCAGAGTGATGGAACCACTAAAGATCGGCCAGTCCCTAACCCCTTCGCAGGTGCGCGACCTGCCGGACGGGGCTGAGTACACAATTATCTATATCGCTACTGGATCGCAATACCACGTAAAGGTGTGTGGAACAGCTCATATTGTTCCTGAATGCGGTATGTATGTGGCTGTCGAGTATTTTGAAAGATTCTGGCGCTCCGCCACCCTCGTATCCCTCCCCTCCATCGAGGCTGGCGATGATGACACAGGAACGTGCAGCGTGCATCTAGATACTTACCTATGCACAACCAGAGAGTGCAATGGGCCGCAATACGGCTCAAAGCCTAGTGAGCCTAGCCAAGACAGTATCGAATATCTTAGGAAACGCAATGGCGTATTAGAGAACGTAGCCGAACTGATGCAGAAGTATATCGCCGCAGTAAAAAGAAAGGACGAGCTGGGTAATCTTGAGAATCGGCCTATGGATGAATACGAGTACCTGACAATGATAGACGAGCTTATACCGTTGCCACCAGTTCCAGAAAATAAATCTGAGCCTAGCCCCGGCGATGGGTACAGGTGGCTACTAGCCGATATTGATCGTTTGCGAGATTTGGACCAGCGAAAGGGTTCTGATGGAGTTTGGTACGACACAGGAATAATAGGCGCAACAGTAGGCGATAATTTTGTATGGCGCCGCCGCATTGAGCCGCAACCATTAAGTAATACTAAAGAGTTGCCCGAGGCCGCCAGCGAGATCGAGAGAGAGGCGGCTAAATTACTGGTGCATACTGAAATGTACGCAATAGACCAGAACGCATCATCACTAAATGTAATGGCGTTCAAGTGTAGAAAGTACCTAGACTGCTACGACTACGCCCGCAGCATCGGAGCTATCGAGTGAGCCACACAGAATGCCTAATCCTGATGTGCGCGTGTACGGCGAATGCCATTATGGAGCGCAATGCTAAAAATCATCTATACTCAGTAATGTGGGCCACTATGGGAGTGTATTGGTTTGTGTGTATGGTTGGGTCGTGAAGCCCTACCCCAAGGACAAGGACCGCGCCCCCGTGAAGGTCATAAAGGTAAAGATGGTAGGCCCAAAGGCTAGGCGTACCCTGCGAAAGAACGAGAGCCGCATCATAGATGAAGCCTACCTGCAATACGTCCGTGATAGCCTGTGCGCCTGTGGCTGTGGCAAGATGGGCGGCAATGACCCGCACCACCTGGTATGCGTAGGCCAGTACCAAGCCCGCCGCAATGACTATACCGCTGTGCCGCTGTGCCGTGTGTCTCACACGACTGTAGGGGTGATCGGCGTGTCTGCATTCTTGAAAAAGTACGGGGTCAATCTGTGGGAAGAAAATCGAGTAAAACTCAACACATACGCAATAACTACAGAAACTATGATCCCAACCAAGGCCCGCGTATGCGATCTGAAACTAGAGCAATCAAGGCAGGTACAGCATGGGTAGGCAGAGGGCATATCACGCACGGCGCATAAACGAAACCATAGTGGAGCAGGATGGCCGCATTGCGCTTATGCTAAATGTAGGCATTGCGTACTTCAAAATGGACGGCGATACCGTTGTACAAAAAGACCACATCCACATAAGGCATCGCAGGCAGCGCTGGAACCTTGAAACCTTCCGGCTATGGCTACAGGACGGGGTATGAGAATCGCCACCGTCTACAAGTCCACCAACCCCTTCGCCCCCAACAAGCGAGCCCAGTCTCACCGGATCGTAGCCCGTATGGATTCCAAGGGCAAGGTTAGGCATAATCACGGGATCACTGTAGACATAGACGGGGCACCTACTGAGGCGGCGCACCAGCGGGCGGCAATGGCGCTACTGGCATCCATCCCAATCTCGGGCACAGTCCAGCGTGTGTGTCTCGATACGCCGATCGGTATGCGGTGGGCGGTGTTGACAAACCAAGCGTGATCGGTTATACTAATGGCTGAGGATAGAACCATGAGCGACAGTAAATCAGCAATTGCACGGTGTATGGATTTTGCCAGTTACATTGCGCACGAGATAGTTGGGTGGACAATCGGAGTGCCGCTTCTAATACTGACGTATCCACTATACATGTATTACATTCGCAAAGACAAGATACTAGCTAAAAAGCTAAGTGAGGGTGTATGAGCGATAGCAAGGTACTGACAGCGCGGGCGAATATAGGCGAATTTTTAGAGTATTTCGGCCCGTTTATGGATGATGCCGCTGGATGGATGGATCAGGCATGCACTGATATAGGATTACCGCTGCCATTCAGCCACGCTGAAACACTCAGGCGCATGCACTCCGAACTGGTAAGTCTGGCGGCTGGCCTTGACATGGTATTGAAGCAGTATGAGGCCCAAACTAAGTGGGCTGACTTTACTCATTTGCTGCCTTTTATATATGGTGCCGACATTGTAGAATTTGAGCGTAGGAAGCAAGACGCGATGGATAACGATGTTGCGGTAGAACGGGAAAAGTACCGTTTATGGGAACTGGGCCAACGGCTCAAAGCTAAAGGTAGGTTCGTATGACTAAGCCCATCACCCTCAGCGAGCACTGTGCCCGAATCGGCCGAGTAAAGACACCTAAGAAGGCAGCGGCCAGCCGTGAGAATGGCAAGAAGGGCGGGAGACCTAAGTACACAGTCAAAGACTTGCTTGTAGGCGTAACCCGCGAATAGCACGGCAAAGAGCTAGATTGGGGTCCACTGCAAGAGGGCGAAGAGGTCTAAATGGTCAATCAAACAGCCCCACAGGGGCAGGAGTAGTACAATGGACGAAATGACACCAACAGAATTGATCGCCCGCCAATGCCACGAAGTCAACCGCGCATATTGCCAAGCTATCGGCGATAATTCGCAGCCGAGATGGGATGATGCCCCGCAGTGGCAGCGCGACTCAGCTATAAACGGAGTACAATTCCACTTTGGCAATCCTGACGCTAGCCCAAGCGACTCGCACGATAGCTGGCTGGCTCAAAAAGAATCCGAAGGCTGGAAGTACGGGCCTATCAAAGATGCCGAGAAAAAAGAGCATCCGTGCTTTGTGCCATACGACCAACTGCCAGAGCAACAGCGGGCGAAAGACTACATTTTCAAGGCGGTCATACATTTTTCACCCTTGAAAGTAATTGGCTAAGTGCCCACCCAGCTTGACATAACTATTCAGCACAACCCAGGCACCCCTATCCCCGGCGCTGAGATAAACCGGATCAACGCCTGGGCGCTGGGGCACGGTGGCAAGCAGATACGGGTACGGTGCGGGCCACCAGAAGCGTCAAGCGGGGCAAAGCGGTACTATTGGGGCTTTGTTCTTGGGCCAATCATCGCCGCTGTACGGGCCATAGGTAACGATGGGTATACCAAGGAACTGCTACACGAAGAGGCGAAAGAGGCATTTTTGGACCCTGTATTTGTACTCGGACCAGACGGCAAAGAGCGCAAGGTATACACGTCAAAGAACCTAGATAAGCTACAATACATGCGGTTTACAGACTCAATCAAGAACCTCGAATGGGTCAAGCGCCTTGGGGTGTACTTTGAAACCGTAGACGAATACCAGGACCGCACCCAATCGCGGTTCAAGAGCTGGGGGATAGAGTGATTAGGGTAATATACCAAGCCTATACGGTGTATGAATTCCAAGATTGCATACACTGGGGGTACTATAATCCTGTATCTGATCTAATCTTTGACGGTGTAAGTGGGTATGCTACGGTGATTTCAAAGAACTGTTTTGCTATGGTGCCTATGCCTGCGTGGTGGCGTAGAATTATAGGGGTGTTTCGGTGATACATAGGCATGTAATAGCCAAAGTAAGAACTTGCCCACGCTGCGGAAGTACAGACGTGCACGCAAGGCGTAAGCGCGTAAAGACTGGCGAACATCCGTACCAGCTAACAATCCAACACGACTATTGGGTTTGTCCAAAAAAACATAGGTTCTATGTCCAAACTGATTTTGTATACAACTGCGTCGATATTCCACGGGCCAAACCAGAACTAAAAATCAAATTCTTATAACGGAGTATTTCAATGGTCTACTTTCTATACGTGATAATGTACATATCGAGCCGCGATGAATCTGGGTTTTTAGACAAAACAGCGATGGTGTCTGAGCAGGCTTGCATTGAGCGGCTGGCAGAAGTAAACCGCGACAGGCTTATTCAATCCAGACTGGCGATAGAAGCCAATAAGCGCGGCGAAAATTTCTATGATATAAAGTTCCCATGGGTGCATCGCGCTTGGTGCGTAGGTGTAAAAGGTGCCGCAAAGTGACATCCAAATCCGCAATCAAAACCGTATGCCGCAACCTTGCCACCACCGGCAACCGTAAGGCACGCAGGGCGCAAGCGATCACAGCCTATAAAAAGGTAATGAAGTATGTCAAAAAACAGGGTACAATGAAACCTGATGCCACCCTTATGGATGCAGACTCAATCAGCAGCGCCCCGGAAGCGCGACCTCTGGAGGCAGAGAGCGTATGACCGTCTACACTCAACCAGCGGGGTATACTGTGCCAAAAAGACCAGCCGGAACACCTATGCGATATTCCTGGCTGAGACTGGCGAACGCATCGGACTGTGCTGGGCTATTGTGAAACGGTCCCGGCACGTATCAACCTCGGTAGCCTTTGACGGTATGCCGATCTATGTGTCTGTGGCATGTATACCGGATGCGATAGATGAGGCGATAAGGGCTAACAGTGCTTGAACTACTCCAAATATACGCAATAGCCTATGCTGCAAGCGCTGTAGCGGTATTGTGCTTATATGCGTTAGGTATAGACATAGGCAGGATTGTTGCTGATTTGGCAAAGGCGGCGTTGTGATACATCCGCACCAAATGGGTGCGATTATGCCCCCCAAACGCGCATCAGTCCTAGCGCCAGATCAGTGCCAAAAGATCAAAGGCACTCGGCACTGCGATTATGACCGCAACTATACCGAAGTTGAGCCCGGCGTATATGTCGCTGATGATTCATTCGTAAGCCCTAGCGTCATAAGCAAGGGCGTGATATACACTGAGCGCGCAATATACGGGGGCGCTGTATTAGGTGAACTGGTGTATTCGTGGTAGCTAAGAGCAACCCAAAGGCGAAAGCCAAGCGCCAGTACAAGCCAAGGCCACCGGGCCGCAAGCCAAAACTAGGACTAAACGACCGCCAAAAGCGGTTTGTATCACATTATTGCCACAGTCTGAACGCAACAGAGTCAGCAAAGGCGGCAGGGTATAGCCATAACTCAGCGGCAGAGATCGGCTATAAGCAAATGCACACCCCGCACGTAGCCAAAGCCATAAAGGATCAGCTGGACAAGATGGCGATGCCAGTAGAAGAGGCAATGAAGCGCCTAGGGGATATGGCAAGGGGTACAATGCAGCCCTTCATCCAGACGGACGGCGAGGGCAACCCGCGCCTAATCATTCCTGAGAATAACGATCAAGCCGTCAGCCTACTCAAACGGGTCAAGGTCACAGAGCATAGCACGGTGGGCAAGGATGGGGATACCTACCTCACAACCAAAACAGAGTTTGAGATCCACGACCCCAAAGACGCCATTGACAAGATACTAAAAGCACACGGGGTGTATAATGAGACTATCAATCATAAAAGTTCAGACGGGTCAATGACCCCCAAAGCCCCAATAGATGACACCGCAAGAACTGAAGCGATCCTTAGACTCTTGCGACCGGGCAACTAAGCTAGAGATTGACCGGATACTATCGCTACCCAGCGATGCTGTACCGTTCTTTCCAAACAAAGGCCCACAGCTTGATGCATTCCACTGTGAGGCCGATGAGCTGTTCTACGGCGGGGCCGCTGGTGGTGGTAAGACCGCGCTACTGTGCGGGCTGGCACTTTCAAGCCACTCAGTATCACGGATATTCAGGCGCGAATTTGTACAGCTTGACGGCCTAGAGACAGAGCTATTCAGGCTGGCTGGGACCAGGGAAGGGTACAACGGGCAAAAGCGCTTACTTGTAAGAGGCAAAAGGCGCGTACAGCTCGCAGCTATGCAGCGCGAGGATGATTGGCAGGATTACCAAGGGCGGCCAGCTGACCTAATCGGATTTGACGAGATCCCTCACTTCACAGAGAATCAGTACCGCAGCGCTATCGGCTGGCTGCGATCCGTTGATAAATCACAGCGTTGCAGGGTGGCGGCTTGTGGCAACCCGCCAACGTCAGCAGAGGGGGAATGGGTTATCCGGTACTGGGCACCGTGGCTTGACCCAAACCATCCAAATCCAGCCGCACCAGGCGAGCTACGATGGTTCACCACGATCAATGGGGTGGACACTGAGGTTCCAGATGGCAGCCCGATTGTTATAGATGGTGAAACCATCATACCTATGAGCCGCACATTTATTCCAGCGTTGCTAGATGACAACCCGCACCTCAAAGACACAGGATACCGGGCGCGGCTACAGGCTTTGCCTAAGAACCTGCGTGTTAGGCTTTTGCGCGGGTCATTTACTACGATATCCGATGACCCAGAATTCCAGGTTATACCTACAGACTGGATCGAAGCCGCAATGCAGCGCTGGGAGCAAGGAACGCGTCCCGCACTGAGTATCACCGCTGCTGGGGTCGACCCGTCAAGGGGTGGCAGTGATGACACAGTCATCGCCCCGCGCCGGGGTGCGTGGTATGACACCCTTGTGGAATCGCCAGGCGCAAAGACTCCAGATGGAAATGTGGTAGCCAAGCTAATTCAAGAAACCATAGACCCTCAGACGCTTGTATGCCTTGATACAATAGGCATCGGTGCCGCTGTTTATGACGCGGCGCGTGATTTGCCGGGTAGCCAAATGCGTATTATTCCATGTGTGGCGTCTGAGAGTACAGACGAGACAGACAGCACAGGGCAATTGAAAATGGTGAATATGCGCGCGCTTTGGTGGTGGCGTATGCGTGAGGCGCTAGACCCAAACTCAGGCGTAAACGTGTACCTGCCTAGAGACTCCAAACTAAAGGCAGAGCTAGCAGCGCCTAGGTGGTCATGGCGTGACGGTGTACAGGTAGAGGCCAAAGACCAGATCAAGAAACGGCTGGGCCGATCAACTGACAGGGCTGATGCTGTTGTGATGGCTTGGGCGCATGGCGGCATGGGTATGGCTTCTGGGCTATCGGCACCTATCTTTGGCAGCGGTACGGGGTTCGGCAATAACCTGATTTGACCAACCATACCATTGTCGTGTAGCGTGAGCGACAATGGCGGACTTATTCAAGCCCACGGGCATATCTGCATACAATTCGCAAGGCAATACGATTGGCTGGGAGTTCAACCCAGAGCTAAGTGGTCAACAGAAGTTCCTAGCCCTCAAGCAGATGACGGCGGACCCGCAATTGGCCGGGAACCTGGCATTGATCGACTCGGCGCTATCCGGCGCATCATTTAAGTTCAAGGGCGGGCGCGATGACGTGCGGGAGTTCCTAGAGGAGCTGTACCCAGAGGATCAACTGCGTAGCTTTTTCAGCCAGGCCGCCGACTATCTGGCCTACGGCTGCGCACTGTTTGAGATGGTACCGTATTACGATAGGACCACTGGCAGATACCTAGAAAACAGCTACCCGCGCCAAACCTGGACCATTATGGGCTGGGATGTGGACGCCAATACCCGCCAATTGAAAGGGGTGAAACAGTCAGGCATCAATGGCTCTGGTTACATCCCCTCTACCCGCTTGATCCTGTTTGTCAACAAGCCTGATGGAGACAACTATGAGGGCATTTCTATCCTGCGCCCCTGCTATGGCCCTTGGAAGCTCAAGTGGGGACAACGCCGCATAGACGCACTTGGCGCACAGCGCTACGCCGCTGGCATACCGCATATCGAGATGACGCCACAACCCAGCGCAGAGCAGATAACCACGGCTAAAGCATTGGGCGCTTCGCTGTCAAGCGGTGATGGCGCCTACATTGTAACGAACCCCGCTGATGGAATTATGAAGGTATCACTGCTGACAATGACCGGGCAGGGGTACAACGCAGAGCCGAAAGTTGCGGAGTACAACATCGAAATGTCACGGGCGCTACTAGGTCAGTTTATGAGCTTCACATCTGGGTCATTGGGTGGTGAACAATTGGCCCGCGAAATGATCCAACTGTTCTATAATTCAGTGCAGGCATTTGGTAATTCAATGTGCCGCGTGGCCGACCTCCAAAAGTTCCATCGTGTAGTGGACTGGAATTTCGCAGGTCTAACCAAAGCTGATTATCCGCAGGTTGAGATCAGCGGCGTAAACAAGCCGGACGCTACCACATTGGGAACCTTTCTGGCCCAGGTGCTACCCGCATTCCCTGAGCTGAAACAAGCGCTGACACCCAAAGACATTGACACGATCAAGCGTGCCGGGGGGCTATCCGGCTACAAAGAGCCAGCACCCACCGCAGAGCCTGACAACATCAGCACGACCACGGATCAGACGAACCTGAGCGCGCATAAGCCGGGGTGTGGGTGCGCTGTGCATTTGGCCGCTACGCAACGCATGCCGCTCGCCCATGAGTCTAAATGCGACTTCGCAGCCATGTCTACCCGTATGGATTTAGGGGTAGAAACGATCAAGGCCCAGCTTGCCACTGTAATCGAAACGATGGCCGCTCACTATGTGCGATTCCTGACACCAATCATACAACGTGCTGACATTGGCGGCATTGGCACACTTGAACCCAGGTACATTGACCAGATAGAAGATGTAATGAAAGCCGCTGCCGGGGATCTATTTGATGACGGTATGGCCTCAGTCCGTGATGAGCTTGGTGGGGCTGTGAAACTTGCTGCCAAACGAGTACCCGCAAACAAGCTACGATCGCTGGCGCTAGATCAGGCTGCTGACGCAGGGGCTACAATTTCACGCGCTACGGCTGATACTGCCAAGCAAGCCGCACGCAGGGCTGTACAATCCGGCCTAGTTGACGCCGCCGCTATCGGCTCGACACTACGCATTGCCATTGACTCAATCAGCGATAGCCTGAGTACGAAGGCCGCAACCGGCACCGCTGCCGGGGCATTTACGAATGGCCGCGACGCAGAGGCCCAGGACTACGATATCAAGGATACGTGGTATAGTGCGATTATGGACAACGGTACGTGCGAAACATGTGCCGCTGCTGACGGTCAAAAGGTAATCAATAACGAGCCCGCCGCGCCTAACCCTGATTGTGAGTCCACTGCCAGCGGTACTAACTATTGCCGCTGTATCTGGATATACGAGGTATAACTATGGAATTTGAGCCAAACGGATTTTTGGAGTACATCAACGCTGGTACTACTTTCTACGGACCAAAGAAGCTTTCGATTACTTCTGACCAGATACTGGAGGGGTTGGCTCGGTTCAATTCTCTACCCGAAAAAGAGCGTAGGCTATCCGTAAAATATGGCAAGCACGACCGAGGCACGGATGCTGCCGGTTGGATTACCGGGTTGGTAGGTATACCACAGGATAAGCCGCAAAAGGTTATGGCTACTGTCGAATGGAATGCTCACGGCAAAAGCGCGATCAAGGATAAAAGACAGCTATTTTTTAGCCCAGAGTTCGCACCAAACGCCAACCACATATACAGCGGCGAACGCGGGTTTACATTCACTGGTGGGGCATTGGTAAACGATCCTCACCTAACAGCTATGGACGCTGTAGTGGCCCTAAGCGGGTCAGAATCAAACGAAGTGTTTAGCGGGCCTTGCGTCCAACTTGACAGTTCTGCCGCTTGTCGTGTAGCGTTAGCCTCAGACGGAGTAATAACTATGGAAGTTCGTGAAAAGATGTGTACGATGCTCGGATTGGACGCTTCTGCGTCCGATGACGAAATGATCGGAAAGATCGCAGAGCTGCAAAAAGCCAAGAGTGATAGCGAAGCAGAAGTGGAAGTCAAACTTTCCGCGTTTACTGCCAAGGATGCTGAAGTCGTAGCCTTGACAGCCGCCATCGCTGAAAAAGATAAGACACTCGGTGAGTTGGAGATTCAGCTCACCGCTGCCAATGACGCTGCCGCCGCCGCTGCCAGTGAGAAGCTGGACATTGAGGCCGCGCAAGCTGTCGAGGCACTAATTGCACAAGGCAAGGCGATGCCTAAAGAGCGCGCCATACTGCTGAGTGTGTACAAGAAAGACCCCGCTGATGCGAAAGCACAATGGGAACTGCGAAGCCCTGTAATTCAGTTGGCCGCGGTCACTGGTATTACATCGCCTGACGGTGTGGATCAAGACACGATTGCACTGTCCGCATACGATAAGGCCATCGCAAATGGCGCAACCCCGGCCGAAGCTTTTGCTTTGGCCGCACAATCCAAAGGACAATAAATTATGTCAACGAGTCAACTTATTACGCGTGGCTACCCATCGGCGGCGGATTATTCCACCACGTCGTATGAAGGCTACGCTATGAAGATCGACACTGCCGGTCGTGCCGCTGTACAAGCGTCTGCTGGTGGTGAAGGTATCGGCGTACTGGTCGCAAACCCCACACTGCCAGCTGCTGTGGACGAAGCTGCTAGCGTGGCTACGTTCGGGCAGACGGTCAAGGTTCGCATCGGCGCTGCTGTAACCCGTGGCGACAAGCTGAGCATTGACAGTGCGGGTTTGTTCATCACGTATTCGAGCGGCGTAGCTTGGGGTACTGCTGAAACCAGCGGTACTGCGTCTGGTCAATACATTTATGCCGTTCTGGCGAAGTCGTAGGAATTATGGCACTAGCACTTTATAACCAACTACTCTCCAAATACTCTGCGGATTCCGTAGCCGGTATCCTGGCTGAGAATTATTTCATCGCTGACGCTGTACTTGGCACTTTTGGGAAAGTAAATAGCACCGCGTACCAATACCGCCGCAAGTCTTTTGCGAATGTACGGCGTCCGTCTAACACCTTGGTAAACAGTGGCGATGCTACGCCTCAGGTTCGCCAATGGGGCGAATTGGTAGCTGGAAAGCTAAAGGAACTTCGCTTAGAGGCTCCCGTAAGCAAAGATGACGCTTCGCAGAATTCAGACGGTCAGGATGGCGCTGAGCGCGAAGCCCTTGACACGGTAATGGTGCAAAACTGGGTCGATTGGGAGGCCCGTGTTGTAGCTCTTGCAGCTACGATTTCAAACACCGGCGCTGCTGGCACTGTGTGGACCGCCCCTGATGCTGATCCTATCGACGACATTGGCGATGCGATGGAGTCAGCCCGACTGGCTTCTGGCTTCGTTCCCAATATGATGGTGATCCCGCAGGGCGATTATACAAACCTTATCAAGTGTACTGCTGTGCAAAACTTCGTGAAGGGTTCAAGTAACGCGCTGAATGTGCCTATCGCTGCTGTAGAAGCCGCGCTAGGTACTATATATGGCCGTCCTCTGAAAATCCTTGTTGGCGCATCTGTATACAATAGCGCTGTCGAAGACGAAACGCCGACCATCACGGGTGCTAGCCTTTGGACTGCCGGGTCAGTGTATTTGATGTATCAAAACCTAACGAATCCCAAAGCGCCTAAGTGTATGGGCGGATTCCACCTGCCGGAAGAAGATAACAAGGTGTTTGTTGTGGGAGATACACGCGACCCTGCCCGTGGGTCCACTTTCGTGCAACACAAGCTGAAGCGCGAATGCCAATTGATCGTAGACGCTTGCGGATACCGCATCACTGGAGCGCAATAGTATGAAACACATTCGTAAATTGATTGTCCTTTCGATGGTGCTGTTTGGGTTTGGCGTAAGCTCCGCCCACGCGGTGAATATCCTGAAGCGCATTCAAGGTCCTACCAGCTACAGTATCGGAAGCCCTAGCGGCAACGGCACTACGGCGGGTAGCTTCGTGCGTGTGGCGTACTGCAACAAGGTATTCCTTGGCGTGTTCACGTCTTGGAATAACAGCGTAAAGGCTGTAGCGCCTTATGCCGACCTTGCCAGCACGTCAACTGGGACCGCGTACCGTACTGCTAGCCTTGGAGCTTTCGGCGGGCAGTCTGATTACTTCTGGCGCGAATTGACTGGCGTTACATCGGAATATGTTCGCCCTGTGTTCACGTATACAACGGGATTTACAGGTACTACTGAAATCTGGTGCCAGTACGAGAACGGCGCGAAGTAAGCAGGTCTGAGATTGAACCACGGGGCGGCGGCGTAGGTCGCTGCCCCTTTTTTATTTGGAGTTTCTATGGCTTTGATGTATCGAGTGAAAAACCTGAAAGACAATCATTGGTTTTGGCTGACTGAGGAGCAATACCAAGCCCGCAAGGGTGATGTGATTATGCACTACAAGCGGGACAAGAGCCCTAAGGTGATTGTCGATGACGTGCCACTGCCCGGCGCAGACGTGAGCGCCCCCGCTGATACAGAGCCTGCCGTAGACCATACAGGCCCGAAAGTAAAGGGCAAGCGTGCTAGCAATAAGCCTGATTCTGATGTCGCGCCAAGCGATGCGCCTGTGAAAAAGACCTGGAGCCGTAAGAAGAAAGTATAATGGCATACTGTACTATCGCAGACGTGAATGTGATGTTGGTCAATCCTGTGACCGATAGCACGAAGCCGTCTACCGATCAGGTGACAGCGTTTATTGCTGATGTCGAAGGCATCATCAATATGACGCTAGACAAAGTAGGGATGACCACCACCCCAACCAATGCCAATGTACTGCTTTGGCTAAAGGACGTTAGCCGCAACGGTGTACTTGCAAAGATCGAGACTGTGAAATTCACCCAGACAGGCACGAACCGGAGCGACCGCACAGCAGAGTACCGCAGGGCGTTTGACGCTGCAATCGAGCAGATAAAAAAGAGCCCCAGCTCCATCGGCGGCGCGACCCGCATTGATTACGTTATGCCGGATGCTGACTATAATATGATTCCTGATGAAGACACGGTAATGTACTAGTGGCACTGACTCAGACAGTCAAGGGCGGCGGGGTCCGATTCTCGGTAGAGATCGGTGGCGCCCCCAAGGCGTTTGTCATTGACCCCGGTCAAAACGCTATACGCTGGCGCACTGCTGAGGGCGCGGCTGCTAGGGCTGCCGACTTGCGCCCCGTAAATGACTCACTGAATGACATTCTGATAGATCAGCACAAAGCGCTGGTATCAAGTAAAGGCGCAAGTATCGGCCATCCGTGGCCGGGATACAACGCAGACGAACAGAAGCGTTATGCCCCGTGGAAGATCAAAAAGATTGGCATCGGCGTACCGATGTTTTGGAGCCCTATCGGAGCCAAGCTGATACCGTCCCTAATTGGGCATGGTGAACACCACATATTCAAGAGCGACAAATCGGGTGTGGAGTACGGCACAGACCTTCCCTACGCCAGAGGCCACCACGAAGGCACGAATAGGTCCAAAAAATGGATGGGCGACTTTATATCACCTATGCGTAAGCTGATAGGCATATCGCAGGACGGCTGGGGCCAAATAAAAGGCACTGTACAGCGGTTCATTATCACCGGCAAAACTGACCGCGTAAAGTTGCGCGCATGATCAAAACTATCATTGACCGCATCGAAGCGATCCTGACTGACACCACCTTTGTCAATAACTGTGCTGTGGCGTCTGAGGCGGCTGATTTCAACCTACCACAGATGCAGGTGGTGTACCGGCACATGGTCGATAACATAGACCAGTACCCCGCCGCCTTCGTTATTTACAATGGAACTGACGAGACCGTATACGAAACGGCTGGCGGCAAGTGCCTACAGAGCCATATTGTAGAAGTCGGTATTGTTGTCCAGTACGATAGCCCAAGCGATATTGAGACCGCGCTGCTAGGGTATATTGACGCGCTGCGTCCTACATTGAACAGTCAAATCCGCAACGGGTCTGACATCGTAGAGGGCAAAGTGCTTTCAATAAAGCGCGGGCCGATTGCTGGGATGGAAGAGGGGCGTTATATGTCAGGATTTTCAATCACAACAATAGTTCAAGAGAATACAAACCAAGAGGCGGTGGACTAGTGGCGAAAAAGGTGCAAAGTCGTGTAGCATTGTCGGTGATGGAACGAATTAGATGTACGCAAGTATGCACGGTAGACGGTCTGGGAACCCATATCGCTGTCGGTACTGAGTTTCCTGTAACGCCTGAGCTGGCTAAAGCGCTAGTAAACGGCGGTCATTTTGAGTATGTAACTATCACGGCTGATGCCGTAGGAGAGTAGAGTATGTCACTATCCGCAGTAGTACCACCATCCTGGGGCATTGGCCGCGCTGGGCGCTGTCTGATTATCCCTGAGACCGCACTCGAAACAATCGCAGACCTAACCACTGGTGTCAAGGCTGTTTCACTTCTGGGCGGCGGGGCTACCCGTACACAGGAGCGAATTGAGCGCACTGACCGACGGGCCTATGCAGGTATCAGTGAGCGTATCTCAGGCAAGAAAGCCACTAGCTGGGACATGGAAGCCTATGCAATGTGCGCGGCGGCTGGCGTAGCGCCACCGATGCAGCGTATTTTTCTGAGCGCTGGCTGGGCTGAGACAATTGACGCGGGCGTGTCTACTACCTATGCCCCGGCGATCACTGCGGCATCGTGGGTATCCACTGCGCTGCTGTTTGACTGCGAAAACGTAAGCCAACTGGCGCACGGGTGCTATGTAGAGGAATTCTCATTCTCGTTTGACGGCACTGGGCCTTGTAAATTCAACGCCAGCGGTATCGCTTCTGTAGAGTACCAAGAAGCTACTTCGACACTTTCGGGTGCTGAGGCAGCTGGCCAAACTACGCTATCGGTTACTGATGCAGAATACTACGAAGTGGGCGGTTATGTACAGGTCGGTGCTGATACCAACACCGGAGCCGGGTACAAGATCACAACCATTGACACGTCTGGTGATACGATCATCGTTACGCCAGCTCTGGCTGTCGGTGCAAGCTCTGGCGACAAGGTAGCCCCGTTCTTTCCTGTAGTGGCTGTCACTGGTACACCGATCAGCGGTAACACCGGAACTGTAACAATCGGCGGCGTGACAATGGCCGTTCTATCCGGCAAGGTCACTGTATCAAATACCCTCGATACCACGGCTGGCATCTTTGGGGCTGACCGATATAACCAAGCTGTCAAGGTTGACCACCGCGTAAAGGTATCGCTTGAATGTTACGCCACCGATGCGAACCTGATTATGAATCAACGTACTACGCTGTTTGCCAACCAGTCCAGCACAATCGCTTTGGGTACTGCTGCCCCTAACCGTATCCTGATGACTATGGCCTATCTCGAATGGGATGTTTCAAACATCAACCATTCAGGGGACGGCGGGCAACTGTTCACGCTTGAGGGTATCGCGAAATACTCCAGCGGCAATGATGACCTAACAATCAAGTTCTACTAGAGGCGTTATGGATATTCTCGCAAATGTAAACAAGCACTACCGAGGGGCCAATAGTGAGCTTGTATTTTGGTACAAGTCTATGCCGCAAAGTCTCAAAAACGAGATCCAAAAGCGGTTTGTATGTGACAGCGTAAAGAACCTGGCAGAAGTCAACCCCGACACGGCCAATGTAAAGGCCGTCACTAACCGAAAGATGCTTGAGGTAGCTCAGTTACAGCGCATTGACAATAACGTTCTGGCTATCCGTGCGTGCTTTATTGGCGTCACGTCTATCAATGAAGAGCCCGTAATGTTTGGCGATGTTGACCTAGCTAAGTTCCCGCGTGTACCAGATGAGCTTGGCGGGCTACCCTGTTCAATGCTTGACTCTAAATTTTTGGGCAAAGTATTAGACGAAGCACCAGATCTCGGCGCCGATATTTGGATGGCCGCCGAGTACATCAATAATGCGCCCGTACTGACCCGCGAAAAGGTAATGAAGTCCATTGGTATCGCGGTCGATTCCACAGACGAACAACTATTAGAGGCAGTGCAAGCCCTACCTAAGAGCACAGAGAGTGCCAAGGTAGAGGAAAAAAAAAGCTAGAAGGGGCGGCACTTAGGTATGTCTACGTCACCCCTTCACCCTGTGGAACCTGCGAAGGTCGATGCCGCACAAAGGGAGGCCCCCCGCTGTGGACTGTAAAAACTGCCAAGCATTTGGACAAAGACAACAAGTATGTGTTTATGTCCTGGGACTGCCCTACATCACAAGCGTACTTTCCCTATCTGCTAGCTGTCGAAATCTGGCAGCGGCGTCAAGCTGGGCTACCACATATGGAGCTATCGGCAAGTGGTGAGCAGGCAATCATATTCATTGGTGAGATTGTGGCGCACCATCGGCGAGCGATAGAGTGGCTACAGATACACTAACGCTAAAGTTCAAGGCTATAGACGAGCTATCGCCTACTACCAAGTATATTGGCAAGGAGTTAGACGGCCTATCTAAGACAGGTATGACGCTTGCCAAGGGTACGCTTGCAGCTCTTACCGTAGCCGCCGCTGCTGTGTCAGTTGAGTTGTACGCATCGGCCAAAGCTGCGATGGAAGCTGAAGAGAATATGGCGCGGCTCAAAAAGGCGCTAGAGAATTCAGGACAGGCGACCAAAGCGAACCTTGATGCACTGGTAGACCAATCCGCAGAGCTGCAACGTACCACGAAGTACAGCGATGATGCAGTGCAATCGCTACAGGCTCTAGCATTGAACCTGGGCGCATCGGCTGAGGAAACCAAGCTGATAACTGTAGCGTCCCTCGATATGGCCGCCGCTCTGGGTACAGACGCAGAGGGCGCAGCCAAGGCGCTTACGCTGTCCCTTTCTGGCAACAGCACGGCGCTGGGCAAGCTGATACCTGAAGTCAAAACTATGACTGACGAGCAGCTCGCCCACGGCGCGGCGATTGAACTGGTCGCAAAGAAGTACAAGGGATTTGCAGAGAATGAAGGCCAGACATTCGCGGGTACGCTTGCCAAAGTCACCAACGCTTTCGGGGATTTGCAGGAAGAGATAGGCGCGATGTTTACGGATAATGAGGGGTTGAAAACTGGCATGGCCGGTCTAGTGCCAATACTGGATGACATCAAAAAACTAGTCATAGACAATCGAGACGGGTTCAAAGACTTTATTACGTTTGGTGTATCCGGTCTAATACAAGCGTTCGGATTCTTGGCAAAGTCTGGAGTTGTTACGATTGATATGTTTCTAGGTCTGCAAGAAACCATGGCTGGCGTTAGCCTATCGGTGGACAAGGCTCTATTCTCATTGCGCTCAAAGTTGGATGGTGCTGACGAAGCTACGCGTCAGCTAAACGAGTCAATGTCGAATCTGAAGCAGATACAGAACGCTCGCGCTGCATTTGCCGAAACTGGAACCGCTGTATTCAAACTTGACGATGACCTTAGAGCCCTTACAGACTCTATGGAAAAGTCAAACTATACGCAAGAGCAGACATCGATTGTGATGGATGAGGTTACAGTAAAGACTGACAGATACGCCAAGCGTACGGCGGCAATGAAAAAAGAAACAAAAGAGGCTGCGGCGGCCACTTGTGATTATTCGGATGCAATAAAAGAGCAAGCCGAAATGATGGATTTTCTAAACTCCACATCGTTACAGCAAACCGGCGCGCAGGCACAGGCCGATGCAGCTAACGCAGGCGGGCTACCAAACGATGGCGCGCTTGCCGGGATGGCTAATGCTCTAGGGTCTGGCAGTCTATCTAGTACCATCGGCGCGGCTATGACCGCAATGATCCCCGGCATTGGCGGTGCGATTGCATCGGCCATGGGTCCGATAATGAACATCATCATCAGCGGCAATCGCGCTGAGATGGATAAATTCTTTCAAGGGTTCGCAGATCAGATAACTAGTTTGGCTACGAATATTGATGACTTTATTCTTTCGTTTATTAGCAGCGCTGATGAAATAATAATGGCGTTCGCTATGGCACCTACGCAGCTAGTGGCGGAGCTGGCGGCGTCACTGCCGCAAATGCTTGTGGAGTCCACTGTCGGTATGGTTACTGGGATATTTGATAGCGTCAAGGGTGTATTTACTGGGCTTGTTGACACATTCAAGGGAATTGGCGATGGTGTAAAAGAGGCGCTTGGTATTGAGGAGGAGAAAGGCCGCGACCTGACGTCAGACGAAGCCAAAGCACTAACCGACTACTTCTACCAAACCGGCGCGCTGTCTGACCGTGACTACGTGGAAGCCCGCCAAGGCATAGACCGCACTGACCAACAAATCGCAAGTGATACCGCGTACATCGAATCACTGGGTATGACACGCCGCGCATTCGGCGGCCCTGTAACTGCTGGGGAGTCCTACATTGTAGGTGATGGGCAGGATGGGTCAATGCGCAATGCTGAGATATTCACGCCTAGCAAGTCGGGCACTGTGAGCAAGGCAAGCACTGGCGCGCAAAGTAGCGAGCCTATGGTTGTCAATATATACGCAGCGTACAACCCGCACGAAACATACCAGATGGTCATAAACGCAGTAAAATACGCAGTAGACAGTAAGAAATGGCGCTTTGATCCTATTCGCGGGGTGGCGGTAGCATGACCCAATCAATCTGCATACAGTCTGGGTTTGAGTTGTGCCGGTCATACGTTGGCGCAAACACTGGCACGGCCTACGCTGTACCAGCCACAACGCTGGTTACTGGCACGGCCGATAGCGCGTACCCTGTGGCTAATCTGACTACCTGGAACCTGGCTAACAAATTCCGGGCGGCTGCTGTGGCTGGGGCGATGACGGCCCGTATTGATATGACAAGTTCAATGCAGGGCTCATACAACGCTGTAATGATTATCGAGCCGCACATTCCGCAGTTTGATCCTGTTGCGGCTACTGCTACAAACTTCACAGACCTGAAGCTGTACAGCGGTACAAGCGCCGGGACAATCACGACCCTTGAGGATACGATTGTGGCCGCTGATTTGGTCACGGGCGGGGCATCGTTTATCTTTATGGGTAGCGCGCGCGTGTGGGTTCTGAAAATCTCGAGCGCGGCAACTCTGGCGACTTCTGGGGCCGGGAAGTTCCTAGAGCTACGTTGGACTGGAGGCGCAACGCAGACTTTTGGGTGCTCCAAAGTTGCGATTGTAAATATGGTTGATCCGTTCGCCACACTCGGCCTGCCCATAATGGACTCGATACAGTATAACTTTGAGGATCGCTCATACTTGAATACCACCGAGGGCGGCGGGCAATCGCGGTATCAAAAGCCGTACATCCGTAGCATAACCCTACCAGTGGACATGGCCGCGTATTTGGCATTGCCGCTTGCGTCATTCACTGGCGCACAGGTTACAGATTTGGAACCTCTTATGGTTGCAATGGATTGGGGCTCAGATACTACCGCCGCTGGTGAGCATATTCACACATTCCCGGTACGTTTGAATGGCGGGCTGTCGATGTCTCAGCGGTCGCAATTCAGCCGATCAGCGTTTGTGATGGGTTCCTTTGCTCTCAATTATAGGGAGTACCGCTGATGCCTAGCGCTGTCGATGTATGCGTGCGGATCGAGTTTGGCAATGGTATTGTGCTCAGGTATGCCAATACCAACCTGATGCGGGCCGATGGCGTGACTACCTACGCTTGGGAGGGACGTTGTAAGACCCCTTCAATGAGCTGGGATCTCGGCCCACAGGATCAAGCCTTTGCGAACCTTGGCACGGTACAGATCGAGATTGATAACACCGATGGCGCGCTGAATCCCTACCTGCCTGGTGGCGCGTCCTACTCAGCTATCCGATGGCCTGAAGCACGAATAGACGTGTACACGGGTGGCACGGACGGCGGGAACATCACCGCAATGCTGAAAGAATTTAGCGGGTCTATCCATATCGGAGGGCTTCGCACAAGCCCTACTGCCGTACTGCTGTCTGTCAATGACCTGAGAGAGAACTACAACGTCCCATTTGCGGGGTATACGGTTACGGCTACCGCGTACCCTTCTGCCCTTGCTGATGACGTGAATCAGACGGTAGCGAAAGTCATAGGCGATTACACCGGAATAGACGCAGATCAGGCTTTCCGTATCCGTTGCACCAACACCAGTACTTACCAATTCAAAGTAAACCACGGGCCTATGAGCGCGACGGGGTTGGTGGTGTATAAAGACGGGGTAGACGTTGGTGCGCTGGCGTCAACCGATACCACAAACGGGCTCGTTACTTTGGATGCTGCGGACTATAACGCGGCGTCTGTCTATACTGCAAAGTTTGAAGGGTTCCCAGATGGCGTAGCAGACTGCCCTACATCGTGGCACCCTGTCGATGTAATATACTGGCTTCTGAACACCATTGGCGGCGTGCCTGTAGGTGACATAGATACCGCTTCATTTACAGCCGCAGAGTCCGCAGGCGACTCGTTTAGCGTGCGGCGGTACATCACTGAGCAAACCACGGTATTCCAAGAAGTGAACCGCATTGCTTTTGAATGCGGCTATGACATATTTGTAAACCGCTCGGGGCAGTTTGAGATTCAATGGTTCGCACCGATCATAAGTGCGACAGCACCGAGCCTACACGAGCTGAATATCATTGACGGCACTTTCGCTACCGAGCTGGACCCCGATCAAATCTATTGCAACAAGATCACTGTGAATTACAATGATTTGTTTGGTGGCTACAGCGCAGAAACGTACACTGAGGATACGACAGAACAGACCACGTTTGGAAAGGTGGTAGAGAAAAACTACGTGTTTTATTGGCTCTATGGCCTATCCGAAATCACAACATCAATCCAGCGAAAGCTATTCTTTTGGAAACGTATGCCGGAGGTTGTGGACATTCAGGCTACTTGGGAATCCAGCACCACAGGCGACGCGGTGTACTCTGCGTTTCTGTCCGATGGTATCCGTCTGACACTGTACCGATTCGCAGACGCCGACTTTTGGATTCGTAGGTGCGGGCTTGACCTTTTGTCGGGTACAATCGGTTTCAGGGCGATCAATATGGACTCAATACCAAACATCGGCGTATGGACAGACGGCACACTACCCCGACCGGGGTACTGGGGCGATGGTACTGGCGTGGGTTATCCTTACAAATCATATTGGTGGTAACTGATGGCATACAGTCCAACAAACAATGTAGCTGTAGGCGATGAAACGCTAAAAAGCCATTATGACCAACTTCTAGACAATACGATAGCTAATTACACGCAGATAAACGTAGCTCACGAATCAGACGGTTCGCACAAAGCTGCGGTAATCGCACTAGCTGATTTGGCTAATCTTCCTGAAGGAACTGTAATAGGGCGAGAGTATGGAGCTGGAACTGGCGTACCCACAGCCGTAGGACTTGTAGCGGTATTTTCTGGCGGAGCGCGCATAACATGCGGGACGTCAGGAACGGACATAACAATAGAAGCAACAAACCGTATTGGTTACGCAAACGGGGTAATCGAGCAGGCGTCACAAGACGCTACTTATTTTGCGGCTAGTCGCGGAGGTGTTGGTGTAATTCGAATATACCCGCCTTCATCTCGGCCAGACCTTGTGAGCTATGTTCCTATTTTCACGGCGTATACGTCTGAAACATTTATTAGCGTTACGGGGGCAGGTGCGTCACCAGATTACTGGAACATTTTGATGAAAGACCAAACCGGAACGCTAATTGATAGTCGCAGCCTAATGTGCCAGTTCTTGAAAATAGCATGACCGAGCTACGCCACATGCGCACGCTGCGAACCTCTACCGAGTCACTTGGTTTGGGTGAAACGTTCCCATATCTAATAACTAGCCTATGATCGAGCTAAAGCAATCCCGCACTGAGCGCACAGTGGACTATGACCTTGGCAACGGCCATAGGGTACAGCGCACATCCGGTGGTATAGACCATTACTACAACCATAACGGGCGCGGTGACGGTGTACCTGGCTGGCGAAAATGCGTCATTGCTTGGAATCAATATCTAGCCTGTGAGTTTGGCCCGTACACGATACAGGCACCCGCTACTGCTGATGGGTCAATGGTATTTCGCAATGTCCGCAGCGATGGCAAAGCGCATTTCAATGCTGCGTTTCAGTCCGCGGCATTGGGCGCTTTGTCTGTTACCGGTGTGATCGAAGGCGACCGCGTAGTCTATGCCGATGCGTTTGGGCTTGGATCTGATTTGATTCTGGAACTACGCGCTAGCGGTGTAGCCCGTTTGGTACGGGTGCGCGCTGGGTTCAGCCCACAGGCAGCGTACACTTTCCGGTTCGCTTGCGACAAACTGTCAAAGGTAATTCGGCTATCAAAAAGCCCGTATGAGATAGATATGCGCGGGCCTAAGAAAGTGGACACGCACGCACCTACATTGCTGGATACTGGCGATGCAGCTACTTTTATTCGTCCGTTTTTCGCTTGGGATGGAGAACGGACTGGCGTTATTCCTGTGGACATTACCCGCATGGCCTACGGATTCGACATTGTAAAAACCGCCCCCGCGTGGTGGAACGGCACCACAGACCTATGGATGGATGACACCTCTACAGTGGAACCCAGCACAGAAGACGGCACTGTATATAAGCTGGTCAACGGAACAAACACTTTGGGCAATTGGAACAGCGCGCGCGGGGCTGCTACTGGCGACGGAGTAAACCCGTCGGGCACAACACTATTGAACGTGTGCGCGTACTACCGAACAGCTTCTACGGCTGGCATGCGCTTTCAACGTTCGTTTTTAGACGTAACGCCAGCGCTAGCGGCGGGCGATACTGTTACAGATGTAACGTGTAACCTGTATGAGTTCGCCAGCATGACCATTGCCGATGACATGGTTATTGTGCCAGGCGCGCAGACCATACCAATTGTGTCTGGAGATTATGACGCGTTTACAGCGACGGAATACTCTCGGCGGGCATTTTCGTCATCTGAGGCGACTGGGTATAAAACCTGGACGCTGAACGCCACAGGCTTGGCGGCTTTCAATAAGGCGGCAATAAACAAATACGCGTTTATTATGGGCGATGACTTCGATAATACATACCCATGCGGGTCTCAAAGCACAGCGGCTGCGTGGCAGTTCAATTCAATGGACGCTGCGAGCAATAAGCCGTATTTCGATATCACATACACGCCAGCCACAACCGGCGTACCTAAGGGTTCTTTGGGTCAATTAGCCGCGATCAAATCGCTGGGAGCGTTAGCACTATGAGCGGTCGCATTGTACAATCTGGCGATATTTATGTCTATGCGTATTTCGCCGCGTCGGGTGTGGGTGCTACAGGCCTTGCGCCGGTAGTGTATGTAGACCGTAATCGGGCCGGGACTATGTCGGCTCAAGTTTCCGCAGCCGCCTCAGAAGAGATAAGCCGTGGCAGATACCGGTATAAAATAGACACGTCAATTGTCAATGGTGGCGATGACTTTATTTACACGTTCTATACTACTGGCACCGCAGATCAAAAAGAAGTTTGCGGGTTCGTTTCGGTTGATGCAAACTGGACAGCGGCCCGCGCCGGGTATCTGGATTCTGCTGTGTCAGGCGTGGCCGCATCGGTTCAATCTCTGCTAACCTCGCAAACAATCACGGTACGCAGCCCTGTACTGACCAGGGGATCTATCGAGGTTGTGATTGGTACCAGCTACCGCGATACTGATGGCGTACCACTTGAATGGGACATTGGCAGTACGCCTGATCTAACTGGGTTTACTCTCTATGCCAAAATCGGAGGGGTCACAATCTCTACCTGTTCCATCACCAACGCTGGCGCCGCTACCCAAACGCTCACGCTTGAGCCCACGGCGGCTGAGACAGCAACAATGGTGGCAGGCCTGCACGACTTCATCGTGTACGCAATCAATACTACGCCTAACCCTGACGCTACTGTGGCGCTGGTTTGGGGCAAGGTCAACGTCATAGACGCGGGGTTATAAATGGATGACATGGCAAAAATTGTTGTAACTGCCGCAGCGGCTGGGCTTGTACCAAGCATCGGCGGGTTTATTGCAATGAAGGTAGAACACGCTGCATTCAAGCAGACATTGAAAGAGCACGACCGTAGGCTAGAAGCCAATGAGGATACCATAGCCCGCATAGACCAGAACACACAAAAGACCGCAATAGCAGTAGCCCAGATCAAGGGCGCACTAAATATCAAAGATGGCCACGGCTAAGTCAAACCCACTTGACCGCGCAACGGTAGCAGACTGGCGGGCGTGGATCACCACGAACGTCAAATGGGTATTGACCATAGCTGTGTTTCTCGGCTACAATGTAACCCGTCCAGAGCCTGAATTGCCACCGGTGGTCAAGGCCCCGGATGTGGCGTTTACGGCTACTGAATTCTCACAACTGATCGCGGGTATGCAAACCGCGTGTACAACTGAGGTGAACAAATGGCGAAAAAAACCACCAGCGAAACGATCATCGCACTAATCAAATCCAAGCGCGGGGCGATCCTGGCGCTACTTGCTGCGATTGTGACCGTAGAGGCGGCATCCCCCGGCACGCTTGCGGGCCTGATTGGCGAACAGTGGGCACCAAAGGTATTCAGCTTGCTGGGTATCCTTGTGGCCGCAACCAAGGTGATTGATACCAATAAGGCCGAGTAGTGCCTAGTTTCAGCTACACGCTGGAACAAATATTGTCAGCAATGGACCGCAAGGGCTATGCTGTATTTAGGCGCGAGTACGACCTAAATATAATAGGCATACGGTCAACTGATTTGCAGCCAAATACATTCAATGATTGGATTGTAGCGGCGCACCTACGCAGTAATGGCACATGGGCCTGCTACCCATTGCAGGCTACAACAGACCCCGGCGTAAAGGGTAGACTATCCCCCGGCAATCCAAAGGGCATAGGCGCTATTGTGCCGGGTCAATACCGAGGGCTATGGAAGCTGGGGCTGCATAAAGGTTCGCCCGCGCTTGTACAATCCGCACCTGTGAAACTGTATCGAGACAATGACCGTGATGCTGTGCTGGAATTTGTGCCATCGCACATTGATTCCGGTATGTTTGGGATTGACCTACACGGGGCGCGAAAAACAATCGGCGCGTCTGAATTGGTAGATGGATGGAGCGAAGGATGCCAAGTGCTAGCAGCTAACGAGGATCTGCAATTCGTACTACGCCTAGTCGAATTACAGGCAACGGCCACAGGCCACAATGCGGTGTCATATACGCTACTGAACGAGAGCGATATCGTATGACCCACGAATCACGCGAAGATCGGCTACGCGCAACCCACGAACAAATCTACGGAACCCGCCCGCTTGACCTAGACGAACGCACCACACTACAGGAGATACGCATGGACCGAGCAGAACGCAAGGCGCGAGAGCGCGCAGTAGGAACTAACCGCACCGAGGATGAAATACAAACCCGCGCTGGCATCCGTAGGGGCGTCAAGGGCGCGTTTCTGTGGATACTCAAGGCCGTCGGCATCTCGCTTGCTGGGCGTGCTGTGAAAGAGGTTGACAAGCGCCTGTGATTGCCGTCAAGGTAGCTGGCGCCCTCCTATTCTGCGTGCTGGGTATAATCGCCCTGTGGGCTACGGCAGACCGTGGGCCGCATTGAGCGGCGTTTTTGGTGCGCTATAGCCGGTATCGTGATTGTGTTTGGCCTTGCGATGGCAAAACTGGCAGATGTCGAAAAAAGGGTGCGGAGGTGGTAGAATGATTACATTCTCGGTGCTGCAATGTCGCCTAACGGTGGCTTGTATTTAGCCTTGGCGGTACGGTACCCGAGGGGTACTGTTTGGCGATCATACTTCCTCCCGTGATGCGAAACCTGCCTCATTTTTGTTTCGCTTGACATTTTCGCGCACTTCGATTATAGTATCTGTGTCAGGGTAAACCAGCCCGGCAAAACCAATGAAGGATAGTATGGCTGCCACTTCACACACTGATGTTTTTGACCCACAAACTGAGGCAGAGTTTGCCCGCATAGAGGCAGACGCCGCATTGGCCGAGCGACCGGCTACGCTGCAAGGCTTGTCAATCGAGCGCTACCTAAGCACACCGGACCGCTGGATGGTGATGGCGTCCTATCGCCTTGATGACGGTTCAGCGCACGTCCAAACCGCTGCCAGCGATGTAACCCTAGCAGAAGCGCTACTGGCGCTCACAAAGGAAGTGGTGTATGCCTAGCCTATACGAAATTGATGCACAATACGCATCCCTGCAATCAGCCCTCGAAACCCTGTCAGACAACGGCGGGGCTCTGACCACTGAGCTGGAGGCTATCCTAGACCTCGATGGCGAACAGTGGGCATCTAAGGCCCAGTCCTATATGCACGTCATTACCCAGCTAGAGGCCGATGCAGAGGCGTGCGCTAAAGAGATAGCCCGCCTGACCGCTTCTAAGGCCCGTAGCGCGAAGCAAGCCGAAGCCCTAAGCGACCGCCTGCGCGATTCCCTTCTGGCCCGTGGTGGCGATCCTGTGGCCGTAGGGACGTGGCGACTGAGCCTGCGAAAGTCTGAGGCCGTGGAAATATCAGAACACGCAGAAGTGCCAGAGCGATACACCACAACCAAAACCACGATTACACCGGATAAGAAAGCGCTGAAAGACGCCATAAAGGGCGGCGCGTATGTTGATGGCGTGTCCATCGTAACCCGTCACAGCCTGCAGGTGAAGTAATGGAACCATCTGAAATTTTCGCAGCCCTAAAAGCTCCCTTCGACCCCAAGGCTATAAGCTGGCGCGTAGGCTCTACGAACGGCGACAAGACGAGCGGGCTGGCACTGGCATACATTGACGCCCGCAACCTAATGGAGCGGCTGGATGAGGTTGTAGGCCCTGAGAACTGGAAAGACTCATATGTCGAAACAGTCAGGGGGCGCATTATCTGTACCATCTCTATCCGCATCGGTGGCGAATGGATCAGCAAGTCAGACGGCGCTGGCGATACTGACGTAGAAGGTGACAAGGGCGCAATTAGTGACGCGTTCAAGCGTACCGGGGTAAAGTGGGGGCCTGCGCGGTATCTCTACGACCTAGATAATGTATGGGCCGATATTGTCCCTGCTGGTAAAAGCTTTCGATTCAAAGACCCAGCATCGCTGTACAAGAAGCTCCCGGCGTGGGCTATCCCCGCTGGCGCCAAGTTGCCCACACCGAAGCCAGAGCATAAACCAGACCCCGTGCTAACGCCTTTCGGTGTAGCTGAAAAATGGGGAAACCAATACTGGTCCAAAATTCAAGGAACCGGGAACGCCGCCGCGTGGAAGTCTGCGATGGAGTCAGGCAATATGACTACCATAGAGGCCGTGCAAAACGCAGTGCGCGAAAATCGGATGTATGAGCGTAAGATCGACACCTCCCCCGTGTCTGACAATGACATCCCATAATCCCTCCCTGCCCGCCTCAGACCAGACCCGCAAGGGTAGCAGGGTTATTCAACCAAACAAGGAAGTATATGGACGGTAAATTCTTAGGCAAAATCACGAACTGCAAATTCGGCCTTGGCGGGTATCAAGATGCGATGCTTGGTATATCGTTTACGTTCCAGTTTGACGGATCAGGTATTGCCGACTTTTGGGGATGCTGGGGCGACACGCGTTCAGAGCACTGCAAATGGTCGGAGCAAGAGCGCCTAGACTATCTAGGAGGTATGTGTATGCGTATTGCCGAGCTATTGAACCAGGCTAAAAAGTCGAATGTATCAGAGCTTATTGGCGTGCCTGTCGAAATAACGATCAGCGGACAAACGCTGAAATCTTGGCGCGTACTAACCGAGGTTGTATGATTATCCGCTGTACCCTCTGTGGCAAGCCCGCGTGGCGTGTGTGGCGTGGTAATTCCACCGCCGCCCACTGGCTGCTGTGCGAAGCTATCAGGATGGTACAATGACTGCCAATTGCCAGTATTGCGGGCTGCCTGTAACATTCAGCCAAACGTCAAACCATATTCATGGCCGTAACTATGGCCCAATATGGGAGTGTGTACCGTGCGCTGCGTATGTAGGCTGTCACAAGGGCACTACGTCTGCGCTGGGTACTGTCGCAAACAAGGCTACCCGCGATGCGCGCCAAGCGGCACACAAGGCATTTGATGGGCTTTGGAAGTGCAAAGTAAAATACCACGGCTGGAAAAAACAATCAGCGCGTGGCGCTGGGTACAAATGGCTGGCTAAAGAGCTTGGCATAGACGTAACGAAGTGCCATATAGCCAATTTCGATGAAGCCACTTGCCTAGAGGCTGTGCGTATTTGCACGCCTTATTTGGCTAAGTTGGTACAATGATCTTTGATCCCCCTGGGTGCGCTTCGGCGCTGCGGATCTATCCCCGTATTGGTTGCCCAGGGGGTGCTTATTTGCACGAACCAAAGCGATAGTGTAAACTGAATGTATGTGTAGTCCCCAAACTCCATTACATAACTCTATTTTGCAGGATGCCGTAACCCGTAAGGGCCGGGCGCTTGGGGCGTACACCATCCTGCAATCTTTTGACTTTCCGGAGTGTGACCCCATTGGCAAAATATCGTAGGGTATACCCTAGAATCTGGGACAGCATAGAGTTCAGATCACTCACACCAGATCAAAAACTATTGTGTTTCAACGTACTAACCGGGCCGCAAAGTAACCGCGTAGGGTGCTTCGTGTATCGCCTTGCCTTGGCATCAGAAGAGACTGGCCTACAGTCTGTAGAGTCTCTGTTACACAGCCTGTGCGCCACAATGTCGTGGGTGTATGACAATGACACCAGAATACTGTGGATTCCTTCGTGGTTTGAGTGGAACCCGCCCGAGTCCAGGGACGCACTAAAGGGGTATATTTCAGACCTCACCGAGCTACCTAAACTAGATACTGTAGACAGCCTGTATAACAGCCTGTCTTACAGCCTGTCAGAGTACGATAAAATCAAGGCTCAACGGTCGGACACCACTGGAACACCCGAAAGATTCTCTAAGATTTGGGCCGATTTATACAGCCAATGCAGACAGTCTGTACCACAGGCTGTGGTACATCAGAAACAGTATCAAAGTCATGGTCATAGTCAAGATCATGGTCATAAACCAGATAATTCTGCGTCGCGATCTAACGATCACAACGCCGTACCTGTTGAGATATTTCTTACATACCCTTGCAATGGCCCTGTAAAAGAATACGCCTTGACTGTGCAACAGGTAAACGAGTGGTCAGAGTTGTATGACGGCATCGATATACAATCCGAATGCAAAAAAGCATTGGCCTGGGTCAACGCTAACAAGAAAAGGAAAAAGACGGCGCGCGGTATGCCTGCATTCCTGGTGGGCTGGCTCGGGCGCGCCAATGACAAGGGTGGCAGGGTTGCGCCTGAACAAACAACTGATTCTGGCGATGCCGCCGCCGCGTGGGCGATTGTCCACAAACGGATATGCGGCCGCAAATTAGAAGCCGGAGAAACCACAGAAACGCCGCGCATAATTCACGCAGTAAACATTGCCGGTGGGTGGCCGTATCTGCGCAGCATCAACACCGATCAAGTAGCCTATGCCCGCCGCGACTTCATTGCGGCGTACAACCAACACAAAGGATAAACCTATGATTTACAAAACACCAGAACAACAACAATCCCGCCTACTCGAATGCCTTGCCGATCCTACGTGCAGAGTCACGTACTGGAACAGCGATGCACACGGGGCACCTGCTAACCACCAATGCGAGAACTACGGCGCGCAGTGGCGGGCGTATCCGGGCCGCGTAGATGATATTGGTGGATCACCTAGCGCGTGTTCAGATCGCGGGCTACACGGCACAGATAAGCCGCACCAGTGGAAAGGTACTCGCGTTTGGATTGTAGGGATGTGGAATTGGATTACAGAAGGTGAAAAATACGCAGCTACGAAGCGCGAGATTATATGCGAAATATCCCCGGAATCTGTGATTGACCAAGCGGTAGCGCTGCGGCTAAACCTGTACGGTGCCGACCTGTCCGGTGCCGACCTGTCCGGTGCCGACCTGTCCCGTGCCAACCTGTCCGGTGCCAACCTGTCCGGTGCCAACCTGTACGGTGCCAACCTGTCCGGTGCCGACCTGTCCCGTGCCAACCTGTCCGGTGCCAACCTGTACGGTGCCAACCTGTCCGGTGCCGACCTGTCCCGTGCCAACCTGTCCGGTGCCAAACTGTCCGGTGCCAAACTGTACGGTGCCGACCTGTCCCGTGCCAACCTG